GGTTCTGTTGGTGCTACTGGCTATCAAGGTTCAGTTGGATTTCAAGGTTCAGTTGGATTTCAAGGATCGGTAGGCTTCCAGGGTTCGTTTGGTAATACAGGATATCAAGGATCTTCTGGTGCCGCAGCTGCTGCAGGTTATCAAGGAAGTGCTGGCTTTCAAGGATCAGTTGGTTTCCAAGGTTCATTTGGTAACACTGGTTACCAGGGATCTTCTGGTGCAACAGCTGCAGCTGGTTATCAAGGATCTGCTGGCTTCCAAGGTTCAGTTGGTAGTACAGGCTTCCAAGGCTCAGTAGGGTTTCAAGGATCTGTTGGGTTCCAAGGATCAGCATCTTTTGGTGGCTATCAAGGATCTGCTGGCTTCCAGGGTTCAGTTGGATCTATAGGCTTCCAAGGATCTGTTGGCTTCCAAGGATCTTTTGGTGGAACAGGTTACCAAGGAAGCGTTGGCTTCCAAGGTTCTGCTTCATTTGGTGGTTACCAAGGAAGCGTTGGATTTCAAGGCTCTGTTGGTTTCCAAGGTTCCGTTGGATTCCAGGGTTCGGTTGGCTTCCAGGGTTCTTTCGGTGGCACTGGCTATCAAGGTTCATCTGGTGCAGCCGCTGCGGCTGGTTATCAAGGTTCAGCAGGCTTTCAGGGTAGTGTTGGAGCAATAGGATTTCAAGGAAGTGTTGGTTTCCAAGGTAGTGTAGGCTTCCAAGGTTCGTTTGGTGGAACTGGTTACCAAGGTAGCATAGGGTTTCAAGGTTCGTTTGGTGGAACTGGGTATCTAGGGTCCATTGGTTTCCAAGGTTCCGTTGGATTCCAGGGTTCGGTTGGCTTCCAGGGTTCTTTCGGTGGCACTGGCTATCAAGGATCATCTGGTGCTGCTGCTGCGGCTGGTTATCAAGGCTCTGCTGGTTTTCAAGGTAGTGTAGGCTTCCAAGGTTCGTTTGGTGGAACTGGGTATCTAGGGTCCATTGGTTTTCAAGGAAGCGCTGGCTTCCAAGGTTCTGTAGGTTTCCAGGGTTCCTTTGGTGGAACTGGATATCAAGGTTCTTCAGGTGCAGCAGCATCTGCTGGATATCAAGGATCCGTAGGTTTTCAAGGATCAATAGGATTCAGAGGTAGCGTAGGAACAACAGGTCAAGCAAACGTAGTATACAGTGATACGCCTCCAACACCAGGTTATGATGGTCTTCTATGGCTTGACACTAATGCTGTAATATTCTCAGCATTCTCTACTCAAGCTAATACCTGGCTATCACTTGGTGGTGCTGGCCCTGTTGGTAATACAGGTACTAGTGGTCCTATTGGTTATACAGGATCAGCAGGACCAACTGGTTATAATGGATCAACTGGTTTCAATGGATCAACTGGTTATACTGGCTCATTGGGTTATACAGGTTCTATTGGTACAACATTACCATTTAATCCTCAATCAGGTACATATCTTGTTCAAACATCCGATAACGGTAGTTTAATCTCTGCTGTTGCAAACGTCACTGTCAACACTGGTATATTTACTAACGGTCAAAATTTTAGCGTGTTTAACAATACTTCAGCTAACATTACAATCATTGCAAATACTGGTGTTACTTTTTACTTGGCCGGCACTTCAAGTACTGGAAATAGAATATTAGCTACTAGAGGATTAGCTACATTAATTTGTGTTAATACAAGTACGTTTGTTGCTACTGGAGCTGGTTTATCATGAGTGTTATTAATGTTTTAATTGGAGATGGTCAGTGGCCTAGATGGGGCAGTGCAATATACACAACAGTTGGTGGTAGTACGTTCACAGTACCTCCTAGTGTCTACTCTATTAGCATTGCTATGGTTGGAGGTGGCAGTGGTGGCGGAGGTAATAGAGGTGGCGGCGGTGGTGGAGGAGGATTTATTTACCTTAATAATTACTCCGTAACACCAGGTACAGTTTTTAGCTTGAATGTAGGTTCTGGTGGTGCAGGTGGTAGTGGTAACGTGAACGGTGGCCTTGGATCAAACTCGTGGTTTAATACTGCTACTTTCCTTTATGCTACTGGGGGTGGATTATCTGGTGTTGCTAGTTTTGGAAGTACAGGTACAGGTGGTGGTGGTGGAGGTGCTGGAGGATATTCTGCAAACGGAGGTTTTGGTGGATCTTCGGGAGGTACCTCAAACTTTGCTTTTGGAGGATCTGGTGGGTACTTTGGTGGCACAGCAACTGGGTTTGTTGGCAACTATGGTGGTATAGGTGGCACTGGTACTGCTGGAACCTTTTCTGCAACAGCAGGTACTAATTCTACAGGTGGCGGTGGTTCAGGTGGACCAGGTGGTACTACAACTACTACTGGTGGTGGTGGTGTTGGTGCATATGGTCAAACATCTGTAGATGCTTCGGGCAACGCAACAAACGGTGGCAGTGATACAGTATCAGGGGGATCATCTGGACTTCCTAGCAATGGAGGATCTGGAGGCAATGATGGAACCTATTCTGCTGGTGGTTCATATGGAGGGGGAGGACCTGCAGGTGGTGCTGGAGGTAGTGGATTTGTTAGAATCGTGTGGCCTGGTAATATAAGACAGTTTCCTACAACAAACGTCAATCCCCCTTAATATAACATAAATATTTAAAACATTACAGGATATATTATGTCTTTAAGCTTTCCACAAAACCCTACGCCAGGTCAAGTAACCACACAAGGTGGCAAAACTTGGTATTATGATGGAGTGCATTGGAATCCAGGAGGCACACCAGGATACCAAGGATCATTAGGGTTTCAAGGTTCAGTAGGTTTTCAAGGATCAGCATCATTTGGTGGTTATCAAGGTTCTGTAGGCTTTCAGGGTTCTTTTGGTTTTCAAGGCTCTGTTGGCTTTCAAGGTTCTGTGGGTTTCCAAGGTTCCGCAGCGTTTGGTGGTTACCAAGGTTCCGTAGGCTTTCAGGGTTCTGTGGGGTTCCAAGGTTCCGTAGGCTTTCAGGGTTCAGCAGGTTTCCAAGGATCAGTTGGTTTCCAAGGTTCTGTAGGATATCTTGGATCGCAAGGCATTGCCAACGTATCAGTCTCAGATACACCCCCAGCCTCTCCCCAAAATGGATACTTGTGGCTTGATACTACAACTGGTGCATTAAACTTATACTATGGAAGTAATAGTGTATGGATTTCTGCATCTTCTGTTGGCTTACCAGGTCCTATAGGGTATCAAGGGTCAGTGGGTTTTCAAGGATCTGTTGGATATCAAGGTTCTGTTTCGTTTGGTGGTTACCAAGGTTCTGTAGGCTTTCAGGGTTCCGTGGGTTTCCAAGGTTCAGTGGGTTTCCAAGGTTCAGTAGGAAACCAAGGTATATCAGGATTTCAAGGAAGTGTTGGGTTCCAAGGTTCCGTAGGCTTTCAAGGTTCAGCAGGCTTCCAAGGTTCATTAGGGGCATCGGGATTCCAAGGTTCTGTTGGCTTCCAAGGGTCGGTAGGTAGCGTAGGATTTTCAGGTTCAACAGGCTCAGTTTTACAAACTATTACTGTTGCTCTTTCTGATGAAGTTACACCTCTATCTGTAGCTTCCCCTGCAATGACGATTAGGGCTCCATTTGCCTTTACTTTAAATGCTATCCCTAGAGCTATGTTGACAGGCAGTGGTACAACAGCAACAGTTATAGATATTAGAGTTGGTACTACTACAAATAGTATTTTTGGAACAAATAAATTACAGATAGATATAGGTAATACAACTTCAGTTGCCTCATCAACACAGGCTACTTGGACACCAGGGTCAGTAGTGGCTGATGATACGCCAATTTACTATTATATAACCTCTGCAGGTACAAATGCTGTTGGTTTGAAAGCAACAATTTACTTCTTGAGAAATTAATATTATGACAGCTTTTGTTATTGATTCGTTTAAAACATTTCCCCTTGTAAGCAACACACTTATTTCTACTTTTAGTGCTGGTGATAGTACATTTACAGGGCCAAATGTATATTTGCGAAATATTGCAGTAGACAAATATCAAAATATCTACGTAGCAGGGTATACTGCAAATTCGCTGTCCTCAACGACAACGTACATCGCTACTATTTTCAAAATGAATAAATCTGGTTCAACAGTATGGCAAACCTTCATGAAAGGCAATGGTGGTGTACAATTTGGTACAGGGTCGGGAACCAGAGCAGAAGTAATATTAGTAGATTCTACATCTACATATGTTTACGTAGTGGGGTATAACAATGGCAGTGTATTTTTACTAAAACTAGACTACAATTCCAATGTAATTTTTCAAAATTTAATAACAAATACTTCTGCAATATTAGACGAAGCACCAACACTAAGTGCTGCGTTAGATCCTAACGATGGAAGTATTGTAATAGCTGGAAGCGATATAAACGGTAGTGGTTTTGTAGCAAAATATTCTAGTGCTGGTTCAGTTATATTCATAAAAAATATTCTTCAATATACAACACTATATGGCTGGACTAGAAGTGACAGCAATTCCTTTGGAGGAATTGCTGTAGATAGCAATAGCAACATATATGCTGTAGCAGGAACTTCTTATAGTGGGTGGTCATTGGGGTATGTAAACCCTATTTACAAAATAAACTCTACAGGCACTACAGTTATTAATACTTGTGCATTTTATACAAGTTCTAGCAGCAACAACTCGATTACACTTAATGGCATGACTATTGATTCTGGTAATAATATATACATTTCAGGAACAATTACACATCAAGCAAATACAACTTATAGTTATTCACAGCCAATGGTAGCTAAAATTAATAATACACTGAATACTATTATAGGACAAAGACAGGTACTGACACCAAACACGTTTGCCAGTAGTTCCCTTTCATATACAAGAGGTATAATAATAGATAAAGCATCTTCAAATGTCTATTATACGAGTCTTGTGGAAGAGATAAATTCAAATTTTATAATAAACAATAAATACATTTTAATGCAATACTCCAATACTTTATCTTCAACTTTTAATATATCTGAATACTCAACATTTTACAATCGAACATCCAGTAATACAAATATAAGTCCTTCGTCGGGAGGGGCTTACGTTGATGCAAACAACAACATATATACATCCCAATCTGGTGAATTTCAAGTTGGTGGTACAAATATTGTATCTGGGTTTGTTGTAAAACAACCAGCATCTGGATACAAATCAGGATCATATGGTCCTCTGGGAACAGGAACATATGTTCCTTATGTGAATTTATATTCTACTAATATATACACAGATGCTGCTGGAGTTGCTAGTATTTTCGTTGCCAATTCATCAATTACAATTACCACATCGAGTAACTCTTCGCTAGTAACATCAACATTCTCTAATACTTTTTTTACATTCTTCAGTGGGTCCACTAACGCATACGTTACCAACGTAGCTACTATTTTTGTTTAATGTATAAATATTACTAAAAAAGGTACAAATGTCATTATCATTTCCTTCAAGTCCTTCAGTAGGACAATTAACAGTTACAGGTGGACAAACCTGGAGATGGACAGGCACTACGTGGACTATAGTAGGCAACTCAGGATATCAAGGTAGTCTAGGGTATCAGGGTAGCGCTGGTGCTACTGGTCCCATCTCTGGTTCCAACACACAAGTACTTTTTAACGACAGTAGCTTTGCAAATGGATCACCTTCCCTTACCTTTAATAAATCTACTAACACCACATATATGGGTGTTACTTCAGTCAACACCTCATTGACTGTCAATAATACATTTACAGCAAACGCTACTGGTGTTTTTATTACTAATCCTTATGGACCTCAAATAACACTCAATGGAGCAACATCTAACTATATTGCATTCAATAATGCTGATATTGGTACCCCATCTTTCTCGACACCAAGTGTTGGTACAAGATTACAATTGTATGCAGGTGAATCTGGCAGCAGTGCTGATATAGCTGTTGGTACGGATGGTACTAATATGTGGCTTGGTGTTTCAACAGGTGCTGGTAGCTTTAACTTTTATGAAGGTACCTATCTATCAGCTCAATTAAATTATGGTGGTTTGACATTATATGGTGGTGGTATATTAAATACTTCTTTCTTAGATACTGGTAGTTCAGCATCAATATTCTATTCCAATGTCAGTATAGGTGCTGCAGGAACATTACCATCTGATAATGCAATTGCATTAGTAGTCAATAGTGCAGGTTCAGGCCTTTCTGGTGGCGGTGTACAATTTACAGCCAATAACAATGGTGGTGGTGCTATCCAAGGAACGGTTGGTGGTGGATTACAGGTTTGGGTACATTCTGGAGCCGTAGGCTCAGAAACTTATATAGAACCAATTGTTATATCAAGCACAGGTGTAACTACATTCAATGCAAACTTGTCTGTAAATGCTGCATCATATATTGTTGTAGGTAATGCTACAACAAATACCGTTATTAATAGTACTTCTGTTTCAATTAACGGTAGTGTGTTAGTGTCAAACACCTATGCTACCAATGCATACGTTTCCAACGCATTTTACCAATCAGCAGCAGTTGGTGTATCCAACTCCTATGCTACAGCATCATTAGTCAGTAACAACTATGCTGTAACTGCGTTGGTGGGTAACTCATATGGAACTTCAGCTTTAGTAGGTAACAACTTTCTTTCTACAGGTACTACGGTTACCATTAATGCACCTACTATTAAAAGTCCAATTAAGTTTTCAAGTGTTTCGTTGGGAACTGCAACTGCTGGTTACATGGAATATGATGGTACATATCTATACGGAACAGAAAATGCTACTTCTGGTAGAGGTCACATTCCAACTATACAAACTTTTCGTGTCACAGCAAACGAAACAGCTTTTGGTGCAGCAATTGCTGACGTGTTTACTTCACCAAGTTCAGTTTCTTTAGAAGCAACTTCTGTTTATATAATTAGATGTTGGGTTTATTTTACTAAAAATACAGCAGGTACTGCTACATGGACACAGACATTTAGTTCTGCACCAACAATTGTGAATGGTTATCAATATGTAACGCCAGTTACAGGTATGACTGCTGCAACCGCAGCTGCTTATACACAGATAGAGCAATATTTCTACGACCAAGGTGCTGCAACGTGGGCATGGAATCCTTCTGCTACATCGTTAACAACGGCAGTCAACCATATGTATATGCTACAGATGTGGGTTACCACTAACGCTGCCACTAACTGGAGATTACGCTTGACACAATCTGCTGGTACTGCAACAGTGCTAGCTGGTAGTTTTTATACTGTTGAAAAGATTAGTATATCTTCAGGTGCATTCGCTGCATAATAGTAAAGCTATAAATACTTAAAACAACACACCTCTTAGGAAGTTTCAATAATGACTACTCAAATTTTTGTTTCCCAAATTAATGGAACACAAGCCAACGGACAAAGTGCTTCAGCGGGTTCGATCATTACTTTTGGAAGTAATGGAGCGTATTGGGCTAATTCTTCTACATACACAGCTGTTGGTTTTCAAGGATCAGCAGGTTTTCAAGGATCACAGGGTGATACAGGTTATGTAGGATCGGTAGGTCTTTTAGGATTCCCTGGCGACACAGGCTTCCAAGGCTCTATGGGTGACGTTGGATACCAAGGTTCGGTTGGCGTGACTAGTATTGGTTATCAAGGATCAATTGGTGATATTGGTTTCCAAGGTTCAGTAGGTTACATGGGCAGCACAGGTGTTGCTATTGGTTACAATGGTTCTGTTGGATATTTGGGCTCTGCAGGCTTTAGAGGTTCACAAGGTAGTACTGGATACACAGGTTCAGCAGGCACAGTTGCATTTACTACTTTGATAGATGCACCTTCTTCATATACTGGACACGCTGGTAACTTCTTAAGAGTAAATGCAGCAGCAACTGGAATTGTATTTGACTCCAATACATACATTACCAATAACATGGTAACAGATGTTAATTTCAATAGCAACACGATATATGTTCCTGTATTCCAAGGATATGGTGAAAATGTAAATAATCTTGCCAATCGTAGCATAAGCACAACAGTATCGTTATCTCTTGGCAACATTGTTAATATTACGCTGACAGCAAGTATTGTTCCAATCGTAATGGATACCACAGGATTAGTATCAGGTAAGTTATATTCGTATACCTTCTTTGTTGCACAGGATCCTTATGGTTCAAGAACAATTGACTGGTCTAATCAAACAATATACTGGCCTACATCAGAGAACGTCCCTTCAACAGGTCCTACTCTTTCAACAACAGGTGGATATGTAGACATCATTAACTTGTATACGATTGATGGTGGTGCTACTTGGTTTGGTATGTTGGCTGCTAAAGGATTTGCAGGTATTTAATAATGGCCATTACCCAATTTACATCTGAAAACCAATCTATTGTAGCCAATGTTCCTGTATACATTCCTGACTATGCTGTATTGTTTTATTATGATGTTGATCTAAGTCTTTTCAATACAAACAATGGCACAAACAACGGTGTAATAAATCAAGATTACTATAGACAAGTAAAGGAATTTTGTTATCCTAATTTGCCTACTAATGTTCTTGCATTTGGTGACACAGATGGTCCTTCTTATGGAGCCTGGAATCAAACTCTAGGTATGTATCATAAGCCAATTATTACATTATTAGATGACACATATGGTACACTGCTTGATATTAGTGGAGCACACAACCCAACAACGATAGGGTTTAGAACTTCTATTCCTTATTCATGGGGTGCTCTATCTGGCGATCCTCTAACTACAGGCAAAGGTAATACATATACCTCTCAAACATCACCTGTTCCTGGCCACTATCATTCATTGAATGGTCTTGATATTAACAAACAAATTATTAAATATACCACCACATCATCAGCTTCGTTGTTTGGTGTTACTGATTATTCAGGAAACACAAACACCCTTGGTCTACCACTAACTAAAGTCAACCCTTTGTTAAGAGACCCTAATTTAAACAAGGGTAATGATAAGATTGGATGGTTACCTCAAGATATTCTTGTGTTTGGCAACAATCTTCCTACAGACCATTACACTCAGTCAGACAACAAACACTTTGCTCCTGGTAGCACTAATCCTATTACAGGTTTGCCTAGAACAACCTATGGTGCATCTGGTAATACCATTACTGGATCCAACAATTCTATCCTAGCGTTTCAATTAAATAGCACAGGATATTTTGATAATCAAAACAACGATTGGACTTCTTATAATAGCAATGCAGGATTTAATGTAAGTTTATTTTCTAATACAAGTGGTGCTCATACCCATACAGGTATTATTCCTAAGGTCAATCAACTATCCACCAAAACAAGTCAAGTGGCTAATGTATTAATAAACTCAGGATTACATTCACACCTAGTAACCTACAATACAACACTAGGGTTAAACATAACTAAGTTAAAAGGTTGGATTACTACCAGCTCTCAAACACCAATTGCAAACGGTGTAATAATTGGGTATGCATTAAGTAATAATCTTGGTTACTCTGGTCCTGATTTAGACGTTTCTGGTAATCTTCCTCCCAACTGGCATTTTTGTGATGGTACAAATGGAACTCCTGACTTAAGAAGTCAATTTATTTTAGTTAATATGAATCCATCAGATCCCGATCATGGTGTACAGCTTGCGAATGGAATGGGAATGATGGGTCCTGATATAGGAACATTGACATTTAATAACATAACAGTACAAGCCAACGGTTACCATTCACACGTAAGTCCAGCTGGCAAAAAGATATCAAGTCCTACAATATATGGCACTACTACTGACATAGGTAGTCATGATTTTGAATCAGGTACAAATCACACACATCCTATATCGACTGTATTTTCATTTCCAGATCCTTTGACAGGTCAATATCTTAACAATATTACTTCTACACAGAATAATCAATTTGATTTGGTACCTCCTAATGTAAATTTAGGATTCATAATGTATAACAATACTATAGCATAATTGGAGATTATAGATGATTACGGAAGAACAAATCAAGGAAGCTTTTCCTTCCGCAAAAGATGATATTGCAACAGCAATCGTGGATAGTATTGATATTTTATCAACCAAATATGAGATCAATTCTCCTTTGCGACTTGCTCATTTTCTTGCTCAGTGTGCACATGAGTCAGGTGGATTTAGAGTAACAGAAGAAAATTTAAACTACAAAGCTGAAGGTCTTGTTACCACATTTCACAAGTACTTTCCTGATGAAGATACTGCTCAAGATTATGCACATAATCCAGAAAAGATTGCAAATAGAGTATATGCAAATCGTATGGGCAATGGTGATGAAGATAGTGGTGATGGGTATCGCTTTCGTGGTCATGGTTTAATTCAATTGACTGGTAGACACAATTACACATATATGTCTCAAGACTTTGGTGTATCTCTTGATGAGGTTGTTGAGTTTCTTGCAACACCAAAAGGTGCAGTAGAATCAGCAGGATGGTTTTGGAAAAATAGTAAGGTCAACTCTGCTGCAGATGAAGATAATTGTGAAGCTGTTACAAGAAAAGTAAATGGTGGAACTATTGGTCTAGATGAGCGTGAAGCAAACACTGCAAAGTTTAAAGAAATTCTTGGTGTATAATGCCTGACGTAGCAAGACTGGGTGATGGAAGCGATCATGGTGGAGTTATTATCTCATCTGCTTCCAAGACATCAGTAAATGGAATATTGGTTGCAAGAGTAGGAGATAGTCACTCTTGCCCTATTCCAGGACATGGAATAACATCGATTGCTTCAGGTTCAGGGCATTTTAGTTGTGAGGGTGCTTTGGTTGCTGTTATAGGAAGTGTTTGTGGTTGTGGAGCTAAAATTAGTGTTGGGAGCACCAACACTACAGCACCTTTAGGATAATTAATTCTATAAATATCTAAAAAGGATATAAAACATGGCCATTGCTACTATTGCTTCGAGAAATGATTTTGCTGAATACTGCCTAAGAAGATTGGGTAAACCTGTCATTGAGATCAACGTTGATCCAGATCAGGTTAGCGATCGTATTGATGATGCATTAAAGTATTACTGGGACTATCATTATGATGGCTCAGAAAAGATGTTTTACACATACATCCTTACACCCCAAGATATTCAAAACAAATATATCACTTTACCAGATAATATCATTGGTGCTGTTGATATGTTTGCTATTGGTGACTATATTGCTACCAATAACATTTTTAATATTCGTTATCAGATTGCATTGAATGATTTGTATACATTGACATACCAATCAATGGTACCATACTATATGGCATTCCAGCAATTGCAATTGTTAGAACAATTACTTGTTGGTCAACAACCTTTAAGATATAATAGAAAATCACAAAGATTGTTCATTGATACTGATTGGTCAAAGATCAATGCTGGGTACTTCCTTGTTATCAGCGTATACCAAACAGTAGATCCAGATGTGTATTCATCTGTGTGGCAAGATAGATGGTTACAGGAATATGCTACTGCAAAGATTAAGCAGCAGTGGGGTGCTAACTTAACAAAGTTTACTGGTATGCAATTGCCAGGCGGTGTTCAGTTCAATGGTGAAAAGATATACAATGATGCTACTGACGAGATAAAGAAGTTGGAAGAGAGAATGATGATGGACTACAACATCATGCCAACATATTTGATGGGATAATACTTTGGCAACCTCACTTTATTTTAACAACTTTAACTCTAAAGCAGAACAGAATCTAATAGAGAATCTAGTAATAGAATCTATTAGAATCTACGGCATTGATGTGTATTACGTTCCTAGAGTAATCACAGCCGAGAGTTCTACATTTACAGAAGCTGTCAACTCTGCATATGATACAGCAGTTAATGTAGAGATGTATGTCAAGAGTATTGATGGCTTTGATGGTGATGGTGAATTTCTTTCTAGCTTTGGTGTACAGGTTCAAGAAGAAATTACATTCTCTATTGCATATAGAACTTTTGAAACTAATGTAGGTGCATATCTAAGAAGAGACCGTCCATTAGAAGGTGATTTGATTTGGTTTGCTCCTTATCAAGGTTTGTTCCAAATCAAGTACGTTGAGATGAGACCTGTATTCTATCAAATGGGTGCATTGCAATTCTATGATATTACCTGTGAATTATTTCAATACTCTAATGAAATATTCAATACAGGCGTTCCTGATATTGATATTAAGTACAATACCATTGCTTCAGTATCACAAGCATATGATCTTTTCATGGAAGATGGATTCTCTGTACTTGAAACAGAAGATGGTGCTGGTTTATATGAAGAAGAATATGTATTGGATACTTTAGATCCTGGTGCACAGAATGCTGCATTTGGTAACAACGTATTAACATTTGTAGATTTTAGTGAAATAGATCCATTCAGCGAAAGTCAGACAAGAATATGATAGGTCCTAATCCATTTTATAATTCTTTGTTTAAAAAGTACGTAGCCATATTTGGTACGTTGTTTAACAATGTTATTATCGAAAGACATGATTCTGATGGTAACCTTCAGCAATCTATTCAAGTACCTATAGCATATGGACCGAGAGATAAGTTTCTTGCTCGTATCTTGCAAAACCCTACTGGTTCTAGTCCTACAGCCATCACTTTGCCAAGAATGGCCTTTGAAATCGATGGTATTGTGTATGCTCCAGATAGAAAATTGCAGACAGTAAAGAAGATCGTTACAGAGAACGATATCAATGGCAAGAACGTATACAAGAAGGTATTTACACCTGCACCTTATGATATTGGAATGAAACTTCAAATCATGAGTAAGACAATGGAAGATGGTCTACAAATTGTAGAACAAATACTTCCTTATTTTACTCCAGAGTGGACTATTACAGCAGCAATGCTTGGCACAAATTTCAATGAGGAAACAGATATTCCTATTGTGTTGACTTCTGTTAATCTTGATGATACTTATGAAGCTGATTTTACAGAACGAAGAGTTCTTACGTTTGTGCTCAACTTTGTTATCAAAGGTTACTTCTGGGGTCCTGTCACAGAAAGCAAACTTATCAAGATTGTTCAAACCAATATATTCTTGGATACAACTTCACCTACAGTTCCTGTGTCAACAAGCATAAGACCAGGATTAACAGCTGATGGACTACCAACCTCTAACTCTGATCTAACGGTAGCTCTTTCACAGATTGATGAAACATCAGATTTTGGATTTATTATAGATACAACAGGGAATAAGTAAAGTGGCAAAAAAAGATGTAATATCCAGTGCTTTAGGATTGTCTCCAATGGAAGATTCTCCTTCAAAAATCACAGATATTCTTCCTGTAATTAAAGCAGAGAAGAATAATGACTATGAGTATGCAAGACGTAATCTCTACGATGTAATTGAAAAGGGTAGTAGTGCTCTTGAAGATATCATGGATATTGCAAAGCAATCAGAATCACCAAGAGCTTTTGAAGTAGTAACCAATTTAATTAAAACTATGGTAGATGCTAACAAGGATCTACTAGAACTAGCCAAGAAACACAAAGAGTTAAATAAAGAAGAAGACCAAGGTCCTTCGACTGTGAATAACAATTTATTTGTTGGTTCTTCTGCAGAACTATTAAAGATGATAAAGAAAGAAAATGGCTGATATATATCTAGGTAATAAAAACCTAAAGAACAAAGATGTCAAGTTACAATTTAGCAAAGAGCAGATTGAGGAATATCTCAAGTGCGCTAGTGACGTTGATTACTTTTGTGAAAATTATGTAAAGATTGTTTCTGTCGATAAGGGTCTCGTTCCCTTTAAGCCATTCCAATATCAGAAAAATATGTTTAAAGCGTTTGATGATAATCGCTTTACTATTTGTAAGATGCCTCGTCAGGTTGGTAAAACTACAGGTGTCGTTGGTTATCTCTTACATAAGATTCTTTTTAATGAAAATTACAACATTGCTGTGCTAGCAAATAAACAAGTGCAGGCAAGAGAAATTCTTTCCCGTGTTCAGCTAGCATACGAGTGGCTACCAAAGTGGTTACAGCAAGGAATAGTAGAGTGGAATAAAGGTAATATAGAACTAGAAAATGGTTCCAAAATCTTAGCATCTGCAACTTCGTCTTCTGCGGTTCGTGGTCAATCATATAATCTTGTTTATCTCGATGAGTTTGCATTCGTACCTAGAAACGTACAGGATGCATTCTTTGCTTCCGTGTTCCCTACAATCACATCTGGTGCTACATCGAAACTATTAATTACTTCTACGCCAAATGGTATGAATCTATTCTACAAGATATGGATGGATTCAGTCAACGGAAATAACGACTATGCAAGAGTTGATGTGCATTGGTCTGATGTTCCTGGAAGAGATGAAGCTTGGAAAGATTTGATGATCAGAAGTACTTCTGTAGATCAATTCCGTCAAGAATTTGAGTGTGAGTTTATGGGTTCAACCAATACTCTTATTCATCCTTCGTTTCTTTCTAAGATGGTGTTTAACAATCCTGTGCAGCTTGAACACCAAGGTTTGTTAAAAATATATAAGCAGCCTATTAAGGATCATGTTTATTGTATGACGGTAGACGTCTCTGAAGGTCTTGGATTAGATAGTTCAGCATTTACAATTATAGATTGTAGTGTGATGCCATATGAAGTTGTGGCTACATACAAAGATTCAAATATAACCGAGTTGATGTTTCCTACCTTATTAGACAACGTTGGTAAATATTATAACAATGCTTCTATCTTGGTTGAAATTAACGTAGGTTCACAAGTAGTAAATATATTACAGCAAGATCTAGAATATGATAATATTGTAACTACTAAGACGAGTGGAAGAAGAGGTACAGTGATTGGGGCTTTTGGTGGTCAGCAATCAAGAATGGGTATTAAGACTTCTAAAGTAACAAAAAGAATTGGTTGTTCTAATCTTAAATCAATAGTAGAAAACAACAAGATTATATTAAACGACTATGATCTTATTAATGAACTTTCAACATACGTTGTTGATGGTTCTTCATACAATGCAGAAGAAGGTCATCATGATGACTTGGTAATGTGTTTAGTTTTATTTGCTTGGATGGTAAGTCAAAACTACTTTAAAGACGTTTCTAATTCTGATATTAGAAAAAGAATTATGGATGATATTAGTGATAACTTTACTCCATTTGGTTTTATTGATATGGGTATGGATACTGAAGAGGATCCTAAACGTATTTTATCTGATGGGGAATTGAACCATTTTCTTCTAAACTGACTTTTTATAAATAAGAACATATAAGATTTGATAATTTTATTATAAAAGGAGAATAAAATGGCATTTCAAGTAAGTCCTGGTGTAAGCGTATCAGAATATGACTTAACAACCATTGTTCCTACAGTCTCTACGACTACAGGTGCATTCGCTGGTGTTTTTAGATGGGGTCCTGTAAACGAGGCTCATCTAATGGGATCAGAAGATCAGTTAGTCAATCTATACGGTAAGCCAACAGCAAACAATTTCGAAACATTCTTTACAGCAGCTAACTTCTTGGGCTATGGCAACCAGCTATATGTTTCAAGAGCAGCTTCCGATGCAGCATATAACGCAGTTGCAAACACTGGTACAATTTCTGCCAACGTTGTAATTGAAAATAATAATGACTATTTGGCTAAAGAAGGCAACCCAGATATTCCTAACAATTCTGGTGCTTTCAGTGCTAACACTCCATTCGTTGCAAAATATCCTGGTTACATTGGTAATTCACTTGAAATTTCTATCTGCGATACAGCAGCTGGTTATTCTCAAAACATTAATGGTGGATATAATCCAGCAAACACAACTTATACAGCAACAAATACTCAGGGTACTTTAGCAATTAATGTTAACTCATCTTCTGCAAATGTTACTATTGTAAGTGATGACTCTTCATTTGCTACCAGTACAGCTCATGCAGTTGCAAGTGCAATTAACATTGGCGACTACATTCCAGTAGGTAATTCTACTATTGGTCTTCAGTACCTTCAGGTTAGTGGTATCAGCACTGTTACTTCAAACGTTGGTAGTGCTTTTGCTTGGTTCAATGTTAACTTCAATAATGTTCTTCAGCTTAAGCAGAACTTCTCTAACTCTGCAAATGGCACAAATGCATTCATGACTAGAAATTGGGAACATTTCAACGCTGTTGATAATGCGCCTGGCATTTCTGATTATGTAAACACAAGAACATCTAACACATCAATCGTAGATCAAGTTCACATTGTTGTCACAGATAAGCTTGGCATGTTCACTGGTGTTCCAGGACAGATTCTTGAAGTATGGCCAAATCTTTCTCGTGCAATTGATGCACAGGGATTACAGGGTGGAACAATCTACTACAGAGACGTTCTAAACAAGAGCTCACGATATGTTTGGTCTACAACAGACTATCTTGGTAGTGCTGTAACATCTAATGCTTTCCCTGCAGTAAGTACAAACTCTGGCGTTGAAACAATTGCATTCAACAATGGTGCTGATGGCCTTGCAGAATCAAGCATTGATATCTCTTCTCTAGCTGAAGCATATGACGTATTTGCTTCTGCAGAATCAATTGACATCTCATTGGTGTTGGGTGGTAAGTCTACTACTATTGGTGATCCACTAGGTATCACTCTTCCAAACTACATCATTGATAATATCACTTCTAGCAGAATGGATTGTATCTCATTCATCTCTCCATACCAGGGTGCTGTTGTAGCTAACCCAGGTAATGAAGCAACAAGTATTGTTGCAATGAGAAATGGTCTAAGAAGCACTTCATATGCTGTTCTAGATTCTGGTTATAAGTATCAGTATGATAAGTATAATGATCTCTATCGTTGGGTTCCATTGAACGGTGATATTGCTGGTCTTTGTGTAAGAACAGATACTATCCGTGATCCTTGGTATTCACCAGCAGGCTTCAACAGAGGTCAGATTAAGAATGTTGTAAAGTTGGCTTACAATCCAAATAAAGCGGATCGTGACCTTCTTTATAAGAACAATATCAACCCAGTTGTAACATTCCCAGGTCAGGGCACTGTTCTTTATGGTGATAAGACACTTCTTACTCAGCCATCTGCATTTGATAGAATCAACGTTCGTAGATTGTTCATTGTTCTTGAAAAGGCAATTTCAACTGCTGCTAAGTATTCATTGTTCGAGTTCAATGATACATTTACACAGGCTTCATTCCGCAACCTTGTTACTCCGTACCTAAGAGACATTCAGGGTCGCCGTGGTATTACAGACTTCAAGGTTGTCTGTGATGCAACAAACAATACACCACAAGTTGTGGATTCAAACCAATTTGTTGGTGACATCTACATTAAACCAGCCCGCTCAATTAATTTCATTCAGTTAAACTTCGTTGCAGTACGCACTGGAGTCGACTTTAATGAAATTGTTGGTAAATTCTAATAAAGAGAGGAAAGAAAAATGGCTTTCAATATTAATGATATCCGCTCTCAGTTAGTTCTTGGCGGCGCTCGTCCTTCACTTTTCCAAGTGATTATTAGTAACCCTGTTAATCCTATTGCTGATTTGAAGTTGCCTTTCTTATGTAAGACAGCGCAACTTCCAGCATCCACATTAGGCACTATCGAAGTTCCATACTTCGGTAGAAAGCTTAAGTTGGCAGGGGACAGAAAGTTCGATCCATGGACCGTAACAATTATCAACGACGAAGACTTCTTGGTAAGAAATGCTATGGAACAATGGAACAATTATATTCAGCTTTATCAATCAAACATTACTGCACTTGGTTCATCTGCACCAAGTCTTTATAAGTCACAGGCAACTGTAACACAGTTTGGTAAAGATGGTTCTGAATTAAGAACTTATCAGTTCAATGGAATCTTCCCAGAAACTATTACTCCAATCGATTTGCAATGGGCAACTGTTGATGAGATTGAAGAGTTCCAGGTTAGCTTCCAGTATGATACGTTTGAAATTCTTGGTGGTCCTACTGGTGATGCGGGTGGCGCATAAGATCTGAGCAAAAGAGCTGCTATAAATACTATAGCAGCTCTTCTCTATCTTATAAGGAAATATTATTATGGCTAAGTTTTTAGGTTTTGAAATTACACGTCCAAAAGAAGAACCAGTCGAATCATTTGCTCCAGTAGTAAATGACGATGGTGCTGTCATTGTTGCAGCAGGTGGTGCATATGGCACCTATATTGATCTTGATGGTACAGCTAGAACGGAATCTCAGTTAGTATCCAAATACAGAGAAATTGCATTACAACCAGAGTTAGAACAAGCAATTGATGATATCGTCAATGAAGCTATTGATACAGACTCTGAAGCTGTTGTTGTTTTAAACACCGATAAAATTAAATACGGTGACAATGTAAAGAATCGTATCAGACAAGAATTTGAACTTATTTTAGAATTGTTCAATTTTCAACAAGAAGCATACGAAATTTTTAAAAGATGGTATATTGATGGTAGAATGTACTACCACGTAATCATCGATGAAAAAGATCCAAGAAAAGGTATCCTCGAACTTCGTTACATCGATCCTAGAAAGATTCGCAAGGTAAGGGAAGTAAAGAGAAAAGCAAAAGGTGAAGTTACAATTACTTCAGCCCAAAGAGAATACTTTGTTTACAATGAAAAGAACTTCCTTCCTGCTGGCGGTAATGCTGGTCTTCCTTTTGACTCAGGTGCAGTCAACGGTATTAAGATTGCTGCAGATTCTATCCTTCACGTGACTTCAGGATTGATGGACCAAAACAATGCTCTCGTGTATTCATACATTCAAAAGGCAATCAAGCCTTTGAATCAATTGCGTACTCTTGAAGATGCAACTGTTATCTATCGTATTTCTCGTGCCCCAGAACGCCGTATTTTCTACATCGATGTTGGTAACCTTCCTACACCAAAGGCAGAACAATATCTAAGAGATATGATGGTCAAGCATAAAAATCGTCTTGTATACGATGCAACCACTGGTGCCGTTAAAGACGATCGTAAGTATATGACGATGTTGGAAGATTATTGGTTCCCACGTCGTGAAGGTAGTCGTGGTACTGAAATTACAACACTCCCTTCAGGTCAAAACCTTGGCGAAATGGCTGACGTTGAATACTTCCAAAGAAAGTTATATCAATCGTTGAACGTCCCTGTATCAAGATTGCAGTCATCTGCAGAGGTATTTACACTTGGTAGAGCATCGGAAATTTCAAGAGACGAAGTAAAGTTTACTAAGTTTGTTGGACGTTTAAGAAGAAGATTCTCACTACTCCTTCTTGGTGCTCTTGAAAAGCAATTAATCCTTAAAGGTGTTATTGCCGAATCTGATTGGGATGAGCTTTCAAATCAGATTAACTTTGACTTTGCAATCGATAGTCATTTTGAAGAATTTAAAGAGGCAGAACTTCTTCAGGGAAGAATTGCAACTCTAACTAACATTCAACCTTTCATTGGAACATACTATTCACAAGAATGGATTAGAAAGAATGTTCTGATGCAAACTGATGATGACATTAAGGTAATGTTAGTTCAGATGCAGCAAGAGGCACAAGGTGTCGTTGACCCCGATGATGAAGTTAAAAACACCACTGATATTGAAAATATGGGTGGTAATTTAAATAATCCTGTTCCTACGCAAACAACACCAGGAACAAATGATGCCAACCCCAATACAGGAAATGTATCGGGCGGCAGAGCAAATAGAGGTAGGGCTGTACCAAATACTGGTGGCTCTGGAAGATAATATAAATTTTTTATAAATATGTAATAGATTTGGAGACTAACATGAGCAACGTAGAAGACATTTTAGCATATTCGTGGAACAAAGATGCAGTTAGCTTGAAGCCTGCTCTCGACGCTGTTATGACAGCTCGAGCAGAGCAGCAGATTGAGTTAATGTCTGCAGATGTTGCAGCAAGTATGTTTGGTAGCACCACTGGTAATCAGTATGATTTAGCTCCACAGGATCAATACGAAACAGAAGATTTCGAAGATTATACAACCGAGGAAACACCAGATGAAGAATAAAAGACAGAACATTCATGAGGTTGAACAACCTCAGTCACAGGGTGAGAAGAATTTTAAAGGCTTACATAATCCTATAAACCACAAAAATCTTGTTCCTGGCGTAACAGATCAAGAGCATGTGTTTAGTGGTGCTACAAAGCCATATGAAAATAAATTTCCTAATTCTTATAAGCCAGGTGGCGATCGTACTGTTTACGATAAGAATGTAAAGGTTGATGGCTCAGAGTCAGACAACGGCTACGAAACAGCTAAGTTTGAATCTACCTCATACTCTGCCAAAGAAGCACATGCTGGTAAAGATATTGGCAAGCCAGGTAAGAATTTTTCTAAGATTGCTGATGCTGCTGCAAAGCGTTATGGCTCCAAGGAAGCAGGTAAGAAGGTAGCTGGAGCTATCCTTGCCAAGCTTCGTAAGGAAGAAATTGATTACGTAGAAGAGAAGCATCTAACTCCTGCTGAATTAAAAAAGCGTGAAGAAGTTGCAAAAGCTATTGCTCGCAAAAATCCTTCTATGCCAATGAGCAAGAAGATGGCTATTGCTACAGCAACTGCTAAGAAGGTTGCTGAATCTTATGATGATACACACGATGAAGTATCAATGGTAAGAACAGAGCTAAAAGCTATGATTGCAAGCGCTCAGGATCTTCTTAATAATATGTCTATGGATATGCATGTTGAACCATGGGTACAATCAAAGATTGCAATCGCTAAATCAATGGTCTGTGGTGTTCATGATCACATGCTATATTCAGATAAAGATGATCAACCTTACGATTCCAACCTTCCTTCTAATACAGGTTCATCATACCAAGATCCTTTCATGAATAGGGAAGAATATGTTGGTGAAGCATTGGGTTCTATCAGAAACCAAAAAGCTGGTGCAATGATGAGGTATAGAGATTCTCGCAAAGGTCAACCAGAACTTTCTCCTAAGCAAAAAAAGATTGCATCAATAGCTGGAGATCCAGATAAGATCGATGCTGATGATTTTAAAGTTCTTCGTGCTAGCAAGAAAATTCACGAAGCAAGAGTTTGCAAAGATTGTGGCGAAGGTCATTATGTAGAAACTAAGGGTGGTATCAAGTGCGACGAGTGTGGTGCTACTCCTCATTCTATGAAAGAGGATAATGTAGGCACATATGGTTCTAGCACAATTGCAACTACAATGAAGCCAGACCTTGCTTCTATGAAGAAAAAGCCTGCAAATGATGAAAGAAATGATATCATTGCAAAGAATGACAAGAGACTCAAAGAAGAAACAGATACTTTAAATCTTGTTAAGCAATCAGCTCTTAATAGCTTAAAGCTCAAGAAGCATACTCTTCATAATAATCTAGGTAAACTACACGGTCAAAAATCTCCTTTCCGTCATAATCTTAACAAGAGTCCAGATTAATGTCAAGTAATATAGTAATTACCATCAAAGATATCAGATCAAGTGCCATCAAAGAAGGTAGTGCTGTAAGAAAGTATAAGTTAAATTCTGAAACTTCTCCTGAACAATCAAATCAAACATTTGAACAAATAGTAGAAGCAGTAGGAAAGAAATTTACTCCGGAAAAAATTAAATCATTAGCTAAAAAGAAGGGTCTTCAGATGAAGAACGAAGACCTTTCTAAAGCTAATATTAATCTAGCAGAGATTGCTGATAAGCCTGTAGAAAGACCTTCCAGAAAATTTGGTAAGGTTAAAACAAACATCACCCATAGATTATCAATAGATGCGTCAAGAATACCTTCTGAGTTTGCAGGTGGCGCAGATAGAGCAGAGGAAACGGAAATGGTTTTAGATACAATTTTAGAAGCTCGTCGTGGCCGCCCTCGTAAAGATGGCTCAAGCAAGCCAGATGGTGAAGACGAAGGTGGACGTGAACACATTATTGTTCAACTTCGTAAGGCAGAGAACCTCCGTGGCGATCGCCATACAGAGTTTAATGATAGTGAAAAGCACAAGCTTCCTGTGGAGCATGTTAAGAAGGCTCTTAATATGCACATGAATATGAAGCCTATGGAAAAAGAAAAATTTGAAAAGCGTCTTGCTACTTCACACAAATCTTTCATGTCTGCTATTAGAGGTGAACCAGAAGAAGCTGCTAAGCCAAAAATTACTCTTGGTTCTATGGTCAAGAAGTCAGTTAGGGAAGATGCTGATCCTCGTGTCATAACTTCTGATAGAAAAGCTAAAGAAGCAATTACCGTTACAAAGCCTGATGGTTCTAAAGAAGTAGTTTTACGTGCTCCTCCTAGAAAAGAAATTAAAATTGAATCATATGGTTACGATGAATCAGACGATTTAAACGAAGAATTAATGCTGGCAGAAGAAGAATTGCTAAATAATTTATATGAAAAATTATCTGACAGCAACAAAGTAATGTTTGAAGAGATGCTAGAAACAGAAGATGGATATTTTAAATTGTTGCAGTTTGCAGCCGAACAGGATATTTAAATGAAACTGATTACTGAAGTAACAGAAGAAGTAAAGTATATTGCAGAGGAAGGTGCTGAAGGTAAGAAGAACCTTTACATCGAAGGTATCTTTTTGCAAGGTGGTCTTGTTAATCGCAACGGAAGAATGTATGATCCTTCTATTCTAGAAAAAGAAGTAAGTCGTTATCATGCTGAGAGTATTGATAAGAATCGTGCATATGGTGAGTTGGGTCATCCTTCTGGTCCTTCTATTAATCTTGAGCGTGTTTGTATGATGATTAAATCTCTGAAAAGAGAAGGTAATAACTTTATTGGTAAAGCTAAGATTATGGATACTCCGTATGGCAATATCGTAAAGAATCTTATGTCAGAAGGTGCTACACTTGGCGTTTCTTCACGTGGTATGGGTTCTCTAAAAGAAGTTAATGGTGTTAACGTTGTTCAGGATGATTTCTTTCTAGCCACAGCTGCAGACATTGTTGCTGATCCTTCCGCTCCTGATGCTTATGTTAATGGTGTTATGGAAGGCGTCGAATGGGTTTGGAACAATGGTGTGTTAAAGGCTCAAACAGTAGAACAACATAAAAAAATTATCAAGGAAGCTCCAAAAGCTGATTTATCAGAAGCTAAGATTAGAGTTTTCAAGCATTTCCTTTCAAAATTATAATTACATAAATAATGTATACAACCTTAGGAGAATCTAATGTCTGAAGAATATAATCAAACAGATGAAAATTTTGACCTTGTTAATGAAGATGAGTCTTCATCTAACATGGCCTCAATTGCAGCTAAGCCAACTGGCGTATCTCGTTCTGAGCTAATGGCTAAGATGGTAGACTACGCTTCAAGAGCTGACAAGGAAGATCTCGCATCTTTCGTTGCTAGCCTTGGTTCAGCTCCAGAAGAACTTACTCATTCAAACGATGAGATTTACAACAACAACGCACACCTAGCTACTGGTGACAATTCTGAAAAGAATAAGGCATCTATTAAGTCAGCTGGCAAGCAGAAAGATCCAATGCCATCAGTTAAAGAAGACCTTGCTCTTCTATTTGGTGGATCTGATGAACTATCAGAAGATTTTAAGTTGAAGACAGAAGCTCTCTTTGAAGCAGCTGTTTCAACTAGAGTGAACATGGAAGTTGCTAAGATTGAAGAGCATTATGCTACCATTCAATCACAGATTGAAGAGCAATTTGAACAGACCCTTGAAGAGTCTGTAGAAGAAATTAAGAACGAAATGGTAGAGAATGTTGATAACTATCTTAACTATGCCGTTGCAGAATGGATCAACGAAAATAAACTAGCTATCCAGAATAACATTCGTACCAATATGGCCGAATCTTTCATGGCAAGCCTCAAGAATGTTTTCGTAGAACACTATGTGAGCATTCCTGATGACGAAGTTGATATCGTTGAAACAATGGCTGAAGAGATCGAATCACTCAAGGATCGTTTGAACGAGCAGACTGAGAAGAACATTGAACTTAGCAAGGTAGTTAACGAAAATGAAGTTAACGATATTACTCTTTCAATGGCAGAAGGAATGTCTGATACACAGAAGGATAAGTTCCTAAAGCTAACTGAAGCTATTAACTATTCTGACGCTAGTGAATTTCGCAAGAAGGTTTCCATCATTAAAGAAACCTATTTCCCTAAGAATGGGGAAGTAGTAAGAGTTGCAAAGGATCAACTTCTTAGCGAAACAGTTGAAGAGCCTACAAGAGAATCTTCAGTTGGTCCTGACATGCAAAGCTACGTTTCTGCACTTTCAAAAATTGCCAAAAAGTAAACTTTAATAAATAAAATTATATAATCAACACTCTAAAGGAGACACACAAATGATCGGTTTTAATGAAGACTTAATCGCAAAGTGGAAGCCAATTCTTGAGCATCAAGATCTTGGTAGAATCAACGATGCACACAAGCGCAATGTTACTGCTGTTCTTCTTGAGAACACAGAAAAGATGATTAGAGAGCAAGGCCCAAGTGGTGCACAGTCACTTCTTGAAACTGGCGTCAACGCAGTTGGCACTGGTGGTTACGGTGGACAGGGCGGAACTGGCGTAGCTGGTTACGATCCAATCTTGATCTCTTTGATTCGTCGTTCTATGCCTAACCTCATTGCTTATGATATCTGCGGCGTTCAGCCAATGACTGGACCAACTGGTCTTATCTTCGCAATGCGTTCACAATATGCTAACTCAACTGCAAAGGGTGCTGAAACCTTCTATAACGAAGTTAACACTGCATTCTCAGCAGCTGCTTCTTCAGTTACTCCAGGTGGCGATCCTACAACTGGTGCTGGTCAGGCACAGGTTGGTACAGGTCCAGCTACTAACCCAGCTGCAGCTAATACTACTTACTACAACTATGCAACTGGTGCTGCTACTACTACTGCAGAAGCTCTTGGTTCAACTTATACATTCCCAGAAATGGCCTTCTCAATCGATAAGGTTTCCGTTACTGCAGTGTCTCGTGCTCTAAAGGCAGAATACACTATGGAATTGGCACAGGATCTTAAGGCTGTTCATGGATTGGATGCTGAGACTGAATTAGCAAACATCCTTCAGTCAGAAATTCTTGCTGAAATCAACCGTGAAGTTATTCGTACAATCAACGTTTCAGCTGTTCGTGGTGCTCAGTCAGGTACTACTACTGCTGGTGTGTTCGATCTTGACACCGATTCAAACGGTCGTTGGTCAGTTGAAAAGTTCAAGGGCATGATGTTCCATGTTGAACAGGAAGCTAACCAGATCGCAAAAGACACTCGTCGTGGTAAGGGTAACATCGTTATCTGCTCTTCAGACGTTGCTTCTGCACTTCAGATGGCTGGTGTTCTTGACTACACTCCTGCTCTTGCTTCTAACAACCTTCAGGTTGATGATACTGGCAACACTTTCGCTGGTATTCTAAATGGTCGCTTCAGAGTGTACATCGATCCATATACCACTGCTAACTACATGACAGTTGGTTATAAGGGCGCTAATGCATTTGATGCTGGTCTATTCTACTGCCCATACGTTCCACTTCAGATGGTTCGTGCAGTTGGTCAGTCAGACTTCCAGCCTAAGATTGGATTCAAGACTCGTTACGGCATGGTTGCAAATCCATTCGCACAGTCTACACAGTCTGGTGGAGCTCAGTTGTATCCTACAACTTCTGCTTACTCAAACTACAATATCCAGTACAACACTAACGCTTACTACCGCGCTGTTATTATCAATAACATCATGTAATAAGAGGCAGGGTTTAACCTGCTCAACTAAAAAAAGGGGCCCGAAAGGGCCCCTTTCCTTTTACTGGGTATCTTTATAAAGCCATTTGTAAAAACCATCTGCAATAGTATGAACGTCGATACTTGTCATAATAACACCTGTTACGCCATTATCTGGTGTCGACACCAACTCGTTAATATGCTTGGACCACTCAATAGACTTTTCCATAGCCCATTGCTTATTCCAACGACGATCTTCACGATCCTTACGCTGTTTGCGTTCTTCTGATGTTTCTTTGTGATACCCATCAATAACATCTTGCACTTCATCCGACATATTTGTAACCTCCACGATTTTCAACTAACATTGTCCTTATTTAAAAATGCACCACAAAGGTCCATTTGATTTGTGTCCATCAGCAAATTGTGTTTCACCATATGCTTCTTTTGTACGAACATTAAAAGCCATTTTGAATACGTTGCCTTGCTCACTAGCTTCTGTGATAAAAAGCCATGGGTCAACATATACACTCGAAGCTTCAAAGAACGTAGCAGATTTGTCCCATTGAATAATTGTTTTATTGCCTGTACCTACTGCAGTAAAACTTTCACCAGTTTGGAATGCACAAGTCAATGTAACTGGTTTGTCTGCTAATACTGGAGTTGTAATAAGCAACATACCAGCAATCAATAACTTTTTCATTCTGTTACGATCCTTTTCCAATTTCCATTTTTATTTTTCAACCAAAGATTAACATCTTCTCCTACTGCCATTGATACTGCTTTATTAGGATCAGTCTCAGCATTATTAAAACTCAAACCGTATTTTGATTTAACTGGCTTAAGTTTTTTACTACCCATAATAGTAATTTGTGTTGATTCTGGAATAGGTTGATCATTAGAGATGTCTTCTTTAGCAAAAGCAGCTACCGCCATTAAAGGCGATAGTGCTAATGCTCCAAATAAACTACGACGATTCATTATTTTGCCTCCGGAACAATGACTTTAGGAGCCAATCCAATCAACGCATCAATCATCTGAGGAGTGACTACGATAGGCAAGCCATGCTTATCCAAACCAGAACCAAGACCTTCTTGAACTTTAAGACCAGCAACAGCTTGCAGGACAGGAAGTGCAGAAGCTAGCTTGTTAGCAATATAACGATCGTTGACAGCCTTCTGTACAGATGGATCAAACTCAAACGTGTCAGCCCATCCGATAAAGTCTAGGGTGATACCAACAGAAGCAAAATACTCTTTGGTCGTCTTCTGAATGCTATCCATCATAACAATCATATCATCGTTTGCCTGGTCGAACGTACGCTTGCCAATCTCTGCGCAAACAAGTGTCTGAATCTTCTTACGACCCACATCATCCATCACATTGGCTAGCGAACGACCTGTATATACTGATGCAAAGATTACCTGAGGATCCTTACGATCACCCTGAGGTGTTACAACACCAAAGCGATACAAGAACTTAGCAGCATTTTCTTCAGATACAGAAGCACCAATTGAAACACCTGCAGTGATATTCAACCCCTCCTTGGACTGACATGGAAATGATTGATCGCCAGTAGATGTACCACGTGCATTGGATTTAACCCATTCACGAGAATATGGTGTACGATCTACAATAATCAAACGTCCTGTAGGAACATAATAATCCCATCCAAGGAACCCACCAGAATTACCAAGCTTAGCATGAGGTACAATAAAGCGCTTTGCTGCAACCTTATTATCACTCAGATACGATTCAGAGTCAAACTTAACTTGTATATCCTTATTAGCACCAACATCTGGAATCCAGAAAGCAGATTCATTAGGAAGGATTGTATATGCTTCTGTCTTATCAGTTGTGTCTGCATATGCAAAAGCCTGTTGTGGTTGTGCTACCACAAACAGCAAACCCAACGCAACTGAAGCAGCGATAAATTCCTTCAGCGTCTTCATCCAAATTGCAAATAGTGACATCAAGAATCCAAACGTAGCAACAAAATACAATGTGTTAAACATTGTAAAAACAAAAGTTGCACTTAGATATGACATAGAACTGTTGTCAAATTGACCTCCTGCTACAACGCCTGTAATCAACGTTGCCAAAGGATTAACAAGGCTAATGAAAACCAAGTAAGCCATCGTGGCTACAAGGGTCTTAATAATATTACTAATCATCGTACTACCACCAAATGGTCAAAAATGTATCCTGCCGCTCGCAAGAATGTTTCAAATTGACTCAACATTACATGTATATTTGTTTCTGTTCCATCAAACGTAATCTGGACGTTCTCATCTGGATATTCTTCCATCCCACTATTCCTCATAGTCTTAGTGAACTGGTATACTACTTTATATTCGTCATCAATCATCTCTAAAAGCCTCCAGCTTATCCTTATTGACACGCAATTTCACATACTGATCTTTATCATATACACCAGAACGGAAATAATCTCTACCTCCATCGACAAAGACCGAACCATCATCAGAAGTCCGATAGTCATGACGATATCGAGAATATATAACATCACCATTCTTAGACATCACACCAGAGATAGGATTCTCTGTTGCCTTAATGCCGTTGGTTATCATAACAGTGCCACCTTCTGTTTTATACAGACCAAAGTAATTGGATCCTTGAGGATGTGCTACTTCTGTATAAAAGATAGCAACAGGAAAGTTAGCCCAGTTGCCATAAACGTCTTTCAGACATGATTCAAACACATACGTAGCATTGTAGCTATCTTCAATCTTAACGATTGTGCTGTCATCTAACCATGAAGATTCATTCTTAATATTACACTGCAATACACTCATAGCTTCCGCCTACCCTTCTTCTTCCCTGCATAAAAAGCCAGATATATCTTTTCTAGTCCAGCCTTATCAGGATGCTTGTGTATCCATTGTCCTGTATATGGACTAAATTCTTCAACAAAGAACTTATCCAATAATTCGTTGCCTGTGACTAAAACTTCGTTTATCTGCAAAGCCAGATGATCAAATTCACCATCAGACATAATAGAATCAGAATGCACTTCGTAAGCGTAGGCCGCAACTGATAGTTTAATCCTATTACGTCTTTCGATTTCAACTTCACTACCCCATTTAGAAGGTACATGCTCAACATCCACCATAAAGTCTTCGGGATTCATATTATACAGCCTCTGCTACATGCTTACATGATCTACGGAACTGAAATGCAGGACACGTACAGCTCTTATGTTTGGTCCCAATAGTGACAGTATACACGTTGCCTTTAGATCCAGCAACAGTTATCTCACGTTCGACAGGAGCTGCAATAAACTTGCTGGCTTCACCACCAATTGAAACGATTGATTCTTTTGGGATGATACGAACCCTGAACTTAGGTTCGTTGGTTGTAAGAGCAATTGCCTCATAGTCGACCCAACGTGGTGTCGCTACGAGTTCACCTTCATGAAGTCCAGTTTTGGTTTTTACAATCATGGCTTTTTCTTGCATTCCATTGTAGGAAGGGAAGGGATTCCAGTTTGAGTAGCAAACGTGGTTTTAAAATTCTGCAGGACGATCTCACATGCAGCTTTGTCCTTCATAGGCGTTTCCACTGTAATCTTGGAAGGCTCTGTTCCAGAAACGAGCATCGACATTGTAAGCACAAAAACGTAAGTCATATTGCTTTCCTTAAATTAAATGTACATCTGTTTCAGATAGGTGGTGCCAAGGATTCCAGATTCCTGGATTTCCTTGACAAGCTCTTTTGCACGCGTACGAGCATCAACTTCCCAAGGGAGTGCCAAGTACTTGGCATGGCTGTATGGAAGACCTTTAGGTTGGCCTTTGTTCCAAACAAACTTGGTGCCTTCATTGCAATCAAATACGGTGCTAAGCATGCCAGTGTGATACTGTTCTGCATGAACCAACTCATGGCAGAGGCAATCGATGAACTGCTCGATTGTCCCCATGCGAGGATCGATTGTGGCATATTTAAAAGTGGGCTGGTACATCCCAGCTGTGTTCTTTGCTTTGATGAAAGAAATAATGATCTTCACGTCAGAAGCAAAATTCAACTTGGTTTTCAAAAATGGAATCAACTTCGAAGCAATCTCAACACGATTCTTGGTTTTGGCTTTATGCTTCTTATCGACATAAAACGCTTGATGAGTCGTTTCAACATTGCCTTTAGTGATCAAATTCATTTCTATCTCTCCATTCCTTATATTATTATAATAGGACAAGACGGATAAAAAGGCAACGATTTTATTAAAAAATCACCCCTTGAAAACACAGGGAAAATTAAAATAAAAAAACCCTGTAATATCAAGGGCACATTTTATGATTATTTTAAATTATTTTGTTGCTTTTTTATTCAGAATGCCCTATATTAATAATATGAGCAATGGAGAGATACAAATGAACGTCAATGATGCTGTTACCTTCGCCGATCGTCTTTTAGAGGTCGTTGAATATGCCCGCCGCCGCGATGTTACTCGTCTTGGTCTCGAGAATGAGATCCTAGACATCGTCACTCAGCTCCGCAGCTATGCTGACCAGCTTGATACTGATATGTACAATGCTATAAAAGCAGAAGTAGATGATTATAACGCACGTCATAAAGGAATCTAACATGACCACTGTGATTATGGCTTATGCGCCTTGGATTGAACTTGGTTTTGGTATGTTGGCACTATGTGCTGTATATGAGTTTTTTTTCGATAAGGCTTGAACATGACAAACATCGTTACTCTTCCTGCTGGCCGTTATTTGATTGGTGATCTTTGTTATCATGATGATGAAATCTGGGAAGAAATGATTGATCACATCGATGGTAAGATCCACACGCTTCGTTCTGGCCGCAGTTATATAATCTTCCGTACAGCATACGGAGATGGTAGCTATCCTGATCTCAATGGCAATCAGTACTGGGTTGACTCTGGCACGATTGGTATTTTGCAGTGCAACGAATCGTTGGAAAGCTGCGCAGGTCGCACGTTTGATTATGGCTCAGACTTCCAGGTCTATAAAGATGGTGCTCTCCTTCACTTTGGAGCTGTTGTCATTGATACAGATCCTGTGTATGATGAGTTTGTTGAATCGTACGAAGAATCTGATAATGCTTTAGAAGAAGAATTCTAGAATGAAAATTCTAATACCTCTCGACCTTCGTAACTACAATGACTTCAATTATTTTGGCAAACGAATTGTCTATGAACAAGGTTTTGCTGAAGTGGTTGTCGATTCCTCTAAGACAAATGACCTTAAAGTAGGTGGCCTGCGTGGCCCATCTTTAAAGGATCTACTCCAATCACACAAAGAAGTTTACCTCGTATCGGAGATTTAAAAATGCTTACGTCACTCAAAAACTTTGGTTTGTTTGGCATCGTTGCCTTTCTTTTTATGGTTCTTGTTCTTGGTCCATATCTTTCTATCTGGGCTCTTAACACTCTCTTCCCTATCCTCAACATTCCGTATAATTTTGAAACGTGGTTTGCAATGGTTGTTCTGACTTCGATTGTACGTAGTGCTCCTAGCACCAACTCCAATAAGAAGGGTTGAGTTGAGATAAATACTCGATATGGAGTATTATCATGGCACTACTAACACAACCAGCTAATATCAACTTTCTTTCACCGCTAGGGTTCCAGTTCTCATTGAGCAGGTCCCCTAGCGTTAACTTCTTTGTCACTGAAGCTAACTTACCTTCAATCTCTCTTGGATTTGTGGATTTCCCAACTCCATTTAAGAATCTTGAAATTGCTGGTAATAAATTAGACATGGGGTCATTCAATGTGACCTTTAGAATGGACGAAGACTTTTCTGGCTATTTTGAGATTTACAATTGGATAATTGCATTGGGATTTCCTGATAGCTTTAGCCAATATAAAACTTTATCTGCTAGTGACTCTGGCACAAAGACAAGCATTTACTCGGATGCAGAGTTAACAATCTTGACAAGTGCCATGGTTCCAAACATCCAAGTTACCTTCCAAGATCTTTATCCAATTTCATTAAGTGACGTTGAATTTAGAGTGACTGATACTGATGTTAATTACATAACGGCAACCGTAGAATTTAAATACAGAATATTTACGGTGTCCAAAATTTAAGGTATATTATGAAGCTTGATGAAATTCTAGATATGTGGGCAGAAGACTGCCAGGTGAATAAGTTTGAACTAGGTGAAGAGAGTCTAAAGCTTCCAAAATTACACAGCAAATATTTGAGAGTGTTTTCTGAAGAGCGATTGCTACTTCGTCGGTTAGAAGAAGAGCGTAAGGGATTGGTCAAGGAAAAGCACGACTACTACAGGGGTGTGATGCCTGAAGAAGACCTCAAGGCAAATGGCTGGGAGCCATTTAGGTTAAACGTATTGAAGTCTGATCTTCCTATGCATCTGGATGCAGACCAAGATATTATCAAATTAAATCTAAAGATTTCTATGCAACAAGAAAAGGTTGATTCATTGGAGTCAATCATTAGAGCAATAACCAACAGAGGCTATTTAATTAAAAATGCAATCGATTTTGAAAAATTTAAAGTAGGTGCCTGATATATATTTAAAGAAGGTCAATGAAACCTATTTACGAATAGAGGCAGAACCTTCGACTTCCCAAGAGATATCAGACTACTTTACGTTTGAGGTGCCTGGCGCCAAATTCATGCCGGCTGTTAAAAATAAATTTTGGGATGGCAAAGTAAGATTGTATAATACAATGACAGGCCTTACATACACAGGTCTCGTCAAGAACATTGTAGAGTTTGCTGGTACTAGAAACTACGATGTTGAAATAGATAATGCTCTTGTTCCTGAAAAATATGATTATGAGCTTGACGAATTTAAATTAACCAAGCAGCCAAGAGATTATCAACTAGCAGCTTTCGAAAGAGCTATTAAAAGAGAAAGAGGCGTATTCCTTTCTCCTACTGCTTCTGGTAAAAGTTTCATAATCTTTATGCTATCCCGTTTTTATAATAAGATGGGAATGAGAACATTGGTCATTGTGCCAACTGTATCTCTCGTCATACAGATGAAGCAAGACTTTGATAGCTACACCTCAGACAAATTAAAGATCCATAGCATTACAGCAGGTGTCGATAAGACATCTACTGAAGAAATTGTAATCAGCACATGGCAATCAATCTACAAGATGCCAAAGGATTGGTTTAGACAATTTGGTTGTGTGATAGGGGACGAAGTCCATCTATTCAAAGCAATGTCTCTCAAATCAATAATGGAAAAGCTGGAGACGTGCAAATACCGTTTTGGGTTCACAGGAACGCTTGATGGTTCTCTTACAAACAAGATGACTCTTGAAGGTTTATTTGGTCCTGTAAAGCAGGTGACAACAACTACCGAGTTAATGGAACAAGGTCATGTTGCTAACCTAAAAATCAAAGCGTTGATTCTTCAGCACGATGCTGAATCCAGAAAGCTGGCAAAGAAATTCACATACCAAGATGAAATGGACTTCCTTGTACGGTTGGAGAAGAGAAATAAATTCATTCGCAACCTTGCTCTTTCCTTAAAAGGAAACTCTCTTATTTTATTTCAATATGTAGACAAGCATGGCAAAATGTTATATGATATGCTGTCTGCCAAAGATACTGACCGAAAGATATTTTTTGTACACGGAGGAGTAGAAGGCAATGACAGAGAGAGAATTAGAGGAATTGTTGAGACAGAATCCGATGCTATTATTGTGGCAAGCTATGGCACGTTTTCTACAGGAATCAACATACGAAACCTTCATTCTGTTGTCCTTGCTTCTCCTTCTAAGTCTCGTGTTCGAGTACTACAGTCTATCGGTCGTGGATTACGCATCGGGGATGACAAGTTTGAAATGACATTGTATGATATTGCTGATGATCTAAAGTCAGGATCAACAATGAACTTCACACTACAGCATTTTACAGAGAGACTAAATATTTACAATGACGAAGGTTTCGAGTATCGGATCTTCAATATGGAGCTTTAAATAATGAAGATTGTGCTTTTCACAGTGCCTGGTAGTCCTCCTCTAATTGCTAACATCCTCAAAGAAGAAACTGACTATCTCACTGTTGAATATCCTTTGGCTCTAATGAAGGATACTCCTAATGTGTATACATTCCAGTACATGCCATTTGCTAATGGTGGTGTCGTCGTATTCAAGACAAGTAATATTGTCAGTGTTGCGACAGTAAATGATGAAATTAAAAAATATTACAATGACATGGTTGATCTATACAAAAACCAGAAGCTAGTGTTTAAACTAGAAGATGGTGATGAGCAAGAAGAAGATTCTCCAATGGAAAAGATTGTAAATAAATCGTTGCATTAATTTAATAAATCAACTATAATAATAATTATTAATTAATTTAATACTATTAAAGGAATAATTATGAGTGGACCTGTTAAAACTATTAAACCACAAATTAAAGATAAGTCTCGTGCACCAAATAAACATTACATCGACAACAAGAAATTCTACACAGCCATCCTACAACACAAACGTGATGTTGAAGTTGCAAGAGCAGAAGGTAAGATAGATCCTCGAATACCTGCTTACATTGGTGAGTGTCTATTTAAGATTGCTACTCGATTATCACTAAAGCCTAACTTCATTGGTTATACCTTTAGAGATGAAATGATTTCAGATGGGTTAGAAAATTGTGTAAACTATCTGAACAATTTCAATCCAGAAAAGTCAGACAATCCTTTTGCATATTTTACACAGATTATTTGGTTTGCTTTTATTAGACGAATCGACAAAGAAAAGAAGCACCTTTATATTAAACAAAAGACATTAGAGAATTTTTACTTTGAAGGCATGTTGGCTGAACAAAGCATTGGTGAAGATAACAGGTCTGTCAACGTCAATCTAGATAATGAGTATATGAAGAGTCTCGTTGACACCTTTGACAAGAAGCAAGCAGAGAAGCTCCGTAAGAATAAAGAAAAGAAGGCTGATGCCGATGCTCTAGCTCTATTAGATTTAGATATAGAAGTGGATATTATTGATGAATGATAGTAGAATACATTTAGTCCCTCAAGTTGTTATTGATGTTGGTGAGAATATGTTGAAGTCAGCTCAGCCAAACATTAAAGATACATACAAGCTACGTCTTGAAACAATTCGTGATTACTGTGATGAAGTTTTACAATCTGCACATCAGCAGACAAACTTTGTTCCACCAAAGAAGAACAGTGTTTTAAGAAAGACAAAGTCACAATTAAATTATTCTCGCATTGGTAGAAACAACGTATGAATTAATCTCAAAACCCCAATGTTTATAAATAAAACAATAACACACTTGGGAGTTACTAATGGTTAATAAGAATAATAATAGAGATGTTGCGATATCAAATGGCTTGAAGACTTATATTGGTAAGCCATGTAAGTCATGTGGTAAAGAAGAAAAGTATGTCAGCAATTGGGCATGTGTTAATTGTGCTACTAATAGTACTAAAAATAGATCGCCGGAAATATATAAAAAATATATTAAATCTGATAAAGGCAAGGAATGGAAGAAAGAATAT